TTTGATAAAAGTCAAGTAGTAAGTATCCCTGCTAATCAAACACGACTTATAGTCGGTTTTTCAAAGAGAGGCCCGTTTAACACCCCAGTCTTTGTTCCTGATACTGCTTTCTTTAAGCAAGTATACGGTGATATAGATAGAAACTTAGAAAGAAAGGATTCTTTCTTCCATAGAAGCTGTTTAGCTGCATTGGAAAGAGGACCTATCCTAGCACTTAATTTATTAAGCTTGTCTGCAACCGACACAGTTAACGCTGTAAGATTTGCAACAGCATGTACTCCAGAGGCTCAGGCTAATGCAGGCGCGCCGTATGCATACTCAAATTTTTATAACCGAGATAAATTTTGGTACCCATCAACTACAGACTTTTTAACTAATGTTGGAGCAAATACTTCTACATTAAGTTCATTAACTGTAAATGATTTATTAGATATTACTAACTTAGGACAAAATCCTATATCTGTAATTGCTAAAAAATCTGCACCAACAAACGTTTTACCTTACCAAGTAACAGTTGAAGAATGGTATGGATCTGCGAATGTACCTGGATTTTTAAATAAAGATAGTTTAATTTCTGACTTCTTTGTAGATATCTTTGTAATAGAAGGAAACTTTGGTGGAGACTTTGGAACAACTACTCCGTATGCTAGATTTAATGCAGATCCAACATTCCAAAATTATTTTGATCCAACACAAGGTTTAAAGAGAAAGAAATTTACTTCTGACTCTACTGATACAATGATGGCAGAATTCTTTAATGAATCTGAAGTAACTTTACAAGCAACTTATACCGCTTGTTTAATTCCTGATTTTGTAGATTTATTAGGTAATAACCTTTTCGTTGAAAAAGTTGTTAATGCTGATACTGCTACAACAGGTTTATTCGTTACAGTAAATGAAGATTTGTTTAGTGGAGATATTATGATAGATGGTGTACCTGGAGGAATTGATATGATAGGACACAACATCGAATGGATGCAAGCTAATTCAATACAAGATGATGTTAATTTCTTATCATACAGCGGATCAATTGTTTCTGATTTAGAATACTGTAGAACTTTCGAAGCTGGAACAACTGTTACTAATACAGGTAATGTAATTACTGTAGCTGCTCCAACTGCTGGAGGAATTCAAATTCAAGTAGTAGGTGTAACAGGCGATGCTCTATATGATGCATTTGCTACCTTTACTGCAAATACTGCTTCAATAGTAGGAACTTATTTATTAGATCCAGTAACTGGAGAATATGTACCAGTAACATCTGTACAAATAGTAGGTGGTACAGTAACTATATTATTATCAGATGTAGGTGCAACACAAACTACAGACTGGCCAACAGGCCTTGGTTCAAGTTATACTTATATTAATGAAGCTGACTTTGATTTTATCTCTGATGAATTTCCAACAGCTAATACAACGGCTGGTATTATAGGTTCTTATGGATCTACACTGCAAACACAATTTGCTAATGGTACTTTAACAGATGGCGATGAAGCTGTTTATGTAGATGCAGGTATTCAATATACTTCATATTTAGTAATGAATGCAATAGATTATGGGTTTATCCATACAGGTGGACCTACTACTGCTGGTAATACAGTTGCAATATCTGACCCGGCATTCTTTTTACCTTCAGTTAGAATTACACCTTACCAAGAAGATGGTTATGTTAATTTAACACCACATGCTGAATTTACTTTAGATGGTGCAGGATTATTTTTAGAATCTGATGGATTAACTTTTGCTCCTGCAAATTGTTTAAATGTTCAAACACTAAAAGGTGCACTTAACTTATCTGTTGATATTGTAGGTGATTCATTAAATGAAGCAACATTAAAACCTAATGAAATTTTAATTGCAACAAATTCACCAGAAGCTGCTGATATAATTGTAGGAAATTATTTAGTACATTCTGAAGGTGGAGTAACTGGACCATCAAGATTAACTAGAATTAATATTGTACAAGGAGGATTAACACCTACTGAATATCCAATTATACCGGCAGGAACAACAGCAATGTTAATAACTTGCCAATCAGAAATTGACGTAACGTATGTTACAGGACCTCCGGCTTTAAGATTGGTAGAAGTATATTATCCGATTGATTCATGGGTTGATTATTTAAATATATTTGAATTACCAGGATTTGTTTTAAATCCAAGTATACATGTACCTGATGGATCAAATGCTAGACAAAATTTATGTTTAAGCCCAATCTTAGGTGGAACAAATTTACATAAAGCTTTAACTGATAGAGAAACAATAAACTTCCGTTATGTTGTAGATACTTATGGTAATGGAATTGAAGCAAATTGTAAAGCTGTTTATACAAATTTATGTATGGGTAGAAAAAATGCATTTGCAATTGTTAATTCACCATCGGCTAAAGATTTTAAATCAAATACAGATCCAAGCTTCTCAGATGCAACTGGGGGATTATCCTCTAAGTTTATATCTGAAGGTGGAAATCTTGCATTGAATCCAACAGTTAGGTTCTCATTACCATCAGCAACATCAGGTGGATCTTGGGGAGGTTATTATTATCCATTCCTTACTGTTAGAGATTTAGGTAAGAATATAAATGTACCACCAGCTGCTTATGTATCTAATAATTACATTCTCAAATATGAAAATGCATTACCTTGGTCAATCGTGGCTGGAGTAAGACGTGGAGTAATTGGTGGAAATGGGGTTGTAGGATTAGAAATAAACTTAGATTCTGAGGATCGTTATTACTTAGAGCCATTTGGATTGAATCCGATTGTATTCCAAAGTGGAACAGGACCAACTATATTTGCAAATAAAACTGCACAACAAGTTCCGAAATCTGCTTTAAGTTCAATTAACGTTAGAGAGGTTGTAATTTATATCCAAGATGGTATAGAAGCAATTCTTAAAAACTATTTATTCGAATTTAATACAGCTCAAACGAGACTAGAAATAAAAACATTAGCTGATAACTTCTTGGCGACTGTTCAAAATGATGATGGTGTTTATGATTATAGAAATATAATGGATGAAACTAATAATACACCAGCGGTAATTGACCAGAATGTAGGTATCCTAGATACATATATTGAACCAGTAAGAGGAATGGAAATTCTTGTACAAAGAACAACTATTTTAAGAACAGGAGCAATTAGTACAGGAAACTTCCAATAAGAGGTTAAAGAAGAAGAATATATATAAAAAATAAAGTAAACTATGCCATTACCACATTATACCAATGCAAGGGCCAGTAGCCAAAGGTATGAACCTATTCAGCCTAACCTATTTGAGGTGACGATTTTTTCACCGTTAGGGGATGATACGGGCCTAATCTTAGAGCAAGTAAAAACAATTGGAGGTTTAAATAATTTAAATCCATCAATTGATCCAGTAGCTCAGAAATATAAATTTGCAGATAGATCATATGCTGGAATGCCAGGACAGACTTTTATAGATCTGACTGTAGGTTTCACTCTTAACTTGAATGATGCCAATGAAAATTACATATATAATACTTTCCGTAATTGGAATAATTTAGTCTATGATCCATTAACTGGTGAAATGGGATTGAAAAAAGATTATGTTGGAAGTATGATTGTAGTTCAATATAACAGAGCTGGTGATATCTTCAGAAAAATTACAATGAAAGATATCTTCCCTACAGGACAACCTGATTTTCTAGATGAATTAAACTATGAAACTCAAGATCCTGCTGAATTAACAATGACTTTCCGTTGCGATCACTGGGTGGAAGAGAACGTAGGAGCTTAAATTTAATAATAAATCTGGGAATAGTAAAATATTCCCAGTTTTTTTGTCACATCCCTAATATATAATATAAAATATATAATATATAAATGGTCATATATAAATTACAACAACAAAAAACTAATAAAGTTTATATAGGATATTCAGTAAATGATAATCCTAATAACTTTGGAACGGGAAGATATATTAAACGTGCGGTTAAGGATTTTGGGACTAAGGCTTTTAACAGACAAGTTTTAGAAACATTTGATAATAATGATGGATCTCTATCAATAGTCATGGCTCGTGTTGAATATTGGATTAAAAAGCTTAAAGCCGATAATCCTAAATACGGTTTTAATGAAACTGTTCAAGAATTAATACCTCAAAAGAAAAAATTAACTAAAAAATTACAGGTTCTTTTAACACCTAGTGATGAGGATAGTCTTAATCAAATTATTATACAAAAATCAATGGAAAATGGTATAAAACCTGTTGCTATCTCCCGCTATGTTAGGCAATTAATTGTAGAGCATATTGTAGAAGAAACAAAACCAGAAAAACAACTAACAAAAATTAAGTAATTATGTCAAAAAAGCACGAAGAAAATATTAAAAAAGAATTTGAGGCTGCTGAAAATATACAAGATACTACAGCTACTCAAGAAAAGGTGACAGATTTAGGTAAGGTTGATACTAGCCGACAGTTAAAAACTACATCACCTGATGATCCTGAAATTAAGAGGATAAATGAAATGGTTGGATATACTCAATTAAATCTTTCTGACTTTCCATCAAAAGGAAAATTTTATAGAGAAGATTTTGAAATTCATATTAGAGCAGCTAAGGTTGCTGAAATTAGAGCTTTTTCTACAATAGATGAAAATAACCTTAAAGAAATTGATGAAGGTTTAAATAATGTTGTAGTATCTTGCTGTAAAGTATTATATGGTTCAACAAGAGGGTCCTATAGAGATATTCTTGAAGAAGATAGAATTTATTTAATTCTTTCTATTAGAGAATTATCATTTAAAACAGGTGAGCAAACACTTATGATGCCTGTGGGTAAAAAAACATGCAAATCTCCATCATGCAAAACACAAGAGTCTGTTGAATTAAGAACTCATAATTTACAATTTAATTTCATTAAAGATACTATTGAAAAGTATTATGATGCAGGAGACCGTTGTTATTCTATAACTACAAAAAATTACGGTGTACTTCAAATGGCACCACCTACGATTGGTGTTATGCGAGCTGTAACTGAATACGTGAGGGGTAGAGAGGAGAAAGGCCAGAGCTGGGATAAATCTACATTGGCTATTTTACCTTACTTACAGAGAGAATGGCGAGGTTGGAGTGATAAAGATATATTTTCAACTATAACATCTTTCCAAGGATGGGATGCTACAAAATATACAATTATTTACAGATTAGCTGAAGATATGAAAGTCGGTGTTAAACCGGAGATGGGATTCCCATGTAAAAGCTGCGGTGAGGAGGTCACCGTTCCGCTGACGTTTCCCGGAGGTATCAAGGCTCTCTTCGTTATTTCAGATATCTCTGCTGAACTTCTTTAAAGTCCGAGTATTACTTATGGAAAAGTTGCATGTCCAGCCTACTGAGCTGGATTTGCTTCCTTTCTATGAATATGAATATACCCTAGAAATTTATAATGATTTACTAAAAGAGCGTAATAAGAAGGAAGAACAACAAACGCAAGAGACTTCGGATAAATACAATATGGATGGGCTAAAAGGTCAGGCTAATAGAACTATGCAAAGTGTGAAAGCACCTTCTATGCCAAAGATAACAATGCCCAAACTATAAAAATAATTTTTAGATGGCTGCCGTAACATTAAAAGATTTGATGGATCCTTTAACAAAGATCCAAGCAGCAACCGAACAAACTGTTACTTCTATAGATGCTTTAATTAGTGTTGTAGCTGCAACAGGCCAGGTTAATAAAACTGCTAGTGAATCTACTGCTAGATCCATTGCTGCTTTGACTAACGTTGTCTCAACAAGTGGGATGGTTGGTGATGGAATCCAAAGTGCCATACTTGTTGAATTACAATTACAAACACAATTATTAAAAAGGCAGAAAGGTGGTGGTTTATCATCTTTATTCGGTGGAGGTAAAGGTGGTGGTGGAAAGTCAGGTAAATTAAAAGCAGGTGGTGATGCATTTGCTGCATTAGGTGCTGGCACCATGCAGATGGCTAAAGCCTTATTATTATTTATGTTAGTTCCAGCCGGAGCTATTAAAAAGTTTAATAATTTTGTTATAGGCCAATTAGAAATGTTTGGTAATATGGATACTAAAAAAGCTGATGAAGGAGCAGAGGTGTTAGGCAAGCTTGGTAGTTCTATTCTAAAATTTGTAGGATCTTTAGCATTAGCTGCTTTACTTTTAATTCCTGCTGCAATTGGAATTCCTCTTCTTTACATAAGTGTTATGCTTATAGTTCCTCTGTTCGTTTTATTAGGAATGGTTGCAAAACCAGTCCGTTCAGGTGCTGATGCACTAGGGGATATCGGTATGGCACTTGCCAAGTTTGCTCTTGGTTTAGCTACATTTGCCTTAGTAACTTTCTTTATCCTTATGCAGCCAATGATTTTATTAGGAATGGTTGCTTCTTTAGTATTAATAGGTGGAACTGTTGCTCTATTAGGAATGTTTAGTAAACAAATAAAGAAAGGTTCTGTTGCTTTAGCTGTAATGGGAATAGGCTTGGCTGTATTTGGTTTAGGTTATGCTTTATTTGCATTTACTATTGCTAAAACAGCTCCTACATTGGAAAGTATTGGAATCCAAGCAGGAATATTAGTAGGATTAGGTGTAGTGACAGGAATACTTGGTGCTTTATTTAGTTATATTATACAAGGTGCTATTTCTCTGGCTTTAATGGGAATAGGGCTACTTGTGTTTGGTATAGGGTATATGCCTTTTGCTTATGCAGTTGAAGATGTTACATGGGAGGACATTGGTATTCAGTCAGCATTATTAACAGCACTAGGAGTAGTGTTTGGTCTTGCTGGGGCTGGGGCTATGTTTATCATTCCTGGAGCATTAGCCTTTGCTGCCATAGGTGGTGCCTTACTTTTATTAGCCCCAGGATTAGAAGCAATTAAAAAGGTAGATTTTACTGAAGATGATGCACTTAAATTAACAACTACTTTATCTGGAGTTAAAGCAGCCTTCTTAGGAACTGATGGAAAAGATGAGGGTGGTATAGGTGGATTCTTTAAGAAGATAGGTGGTGCCATAGGTGGTGCGGTAGATTCAGTTAGGATGTTATCAGCAGCTGCTGGTTTTGCTGCTGCTGGTGGAGCTTTAATATTGTTATCAAAAGGATTAAAAGCTTATAAGAAATTAGATTGGACTGATTCTGATAGTTTAAGATTAACTGGAGTATTATCAGGTATTACTACTGCATTTGCACAAGCAGGTGGTGAAGCCGCTACACCTACAGGATTTTTTGGTGCTGTGTTTGGTAATGCATTTAGTCCTAATGCTACAAAGAAGGGTATTAGTTCTGTAATGGGTGCTGGTAAAGCATTAACTAGTATTGCTGACGGTTTAACAGCATTCCAAAAATTAGTAGAAAAAGATGTTGACTTTGATTATATAGGAAAACAAATAGAATTAACTGTAGGATTTATTCAAAGAGCATTTGCTGCTGTAGCTGAAGAAGGAAATACAGATGCCGGTGGTTTCTTTGGAACATTATTTGGAATAAAAAAGAATAAGGTTGCCGAAGGGTTAGATGCAGTAACAGGTGCAGGGGATGCTTTAACTGGTATAGCCGAAGGATTAACTGCCTTTCAAAAATTAGTAGAATCAAATGTTGATTTTGATGCGGTTGGTATAGCTATATCTAAATCAGTAGGTTTCGTACAAGAAGCATTTGCTGCTGTTGCCGATCAAGGAAATGTACAAGCAGGCGGATTTTGGAATAGTTTATTTAAAATCAAAAAGAATAAAGTACAAGAAGGTATTAAATCTGTTCAAGGGGCAGGTGCTGAATTAAATCAAATAGCCGAAGGGTTAAGTACATTTTCAGGTATAGAAGATCCAGAGGCTGTAGCTAAGAAGGTTGGAATCGTTGTAGGATTAGTTGGTACAGCATTCGCTCAAATCGGTGGAATGGAAACAACTGATACTGGATGGTTTGGGATAACTTGGGATGAGAATTTGGTAGAAAAAGGGATAGATGCAGTAGATGGTGCTGGTTCAGCTTTACAAGATATTGCTACAGGTCTTAAATCCTTTAGTGGAGATTTTGAACCAGAAGCAGTAGCTAAATCGGTAGCTACTTTATTAACAGCTATAGGATCAACCTTTGCAGATCTTTATGAGAGTAACCCATTCATTTCAATGCAACTTGATGATTTTGCTACTTTCATTGTAACTATTGGGGATGTTGCAGAAAAAGGACAATTAGATAAGGCAGCTGATGGAATGTCTAAAATAGCCGATGCTGTAAATAAAATAGAAATTGATAAAGCTATAGCCTTTGGTGATTTATTTAAATCATCTTCTCAATTAACAACTAACAAATCCGCATATAGAGCTTTAGCCAAAGCAGTTGAGGATATAAGAGATATAATGCAAGCCCCTCCTGAAGGTGGTGATGATGAGGGCGGTTCTAAATTACCATTTGGTTTGCCTAATCCTTTTGCAAGTAAAGAAAAAGCAGCTAGTGGGTCAGATCCTAAATTACTTAGAGCTTTATCTAATATTAATAGGACTATGACTAATTTACCTGCAATGATATCTTCTATTGAATTAGAAGTTAAGCCACAAGGATCATAAAAACTCTATTTTTTTCTTAAACTATCTTACATTTTAGCTATATAAAATATACTAATAACTAATTAAAATAGTATAGAAATGAAAAATATAGTTTGGTTTGATCTTGAAACTACAGGAATAAGTACAACGTCAGATCGTATCATTGAAATTTGTATGATTAAAACAGATTTTGATGGAAATGAAATTGAAAAATATCATAAACTAGTTAATCCTGGTAATGTTGAAATGCGACCTGAAGCTGAAGACAAACATGGTATATCTAAAGAAATGCTTGAAGGAAAACCTTCCTTTGAGGAAATAGCCACAGAAGTAAATGAATTTATTGGTGATTGCGATATGGGTGGATATAATGCCCTCTTTTTTGATGTTCCTTTTTTAGCAGAGGAATTCATGAGATGTGGAATGATATTTAATCATAGAAGCAGAGCCGTGATGGATCCTTTCCTTATTTATAGTAATTATGAAAAAAGAGATCTTACTAATGCCTATAAAAAATATACAGGTAAAGAATTAGAAGGTGCACATAGAGCTGAAGTGGATATTAGAGCTACAATGGAAATCTTCCAAAAACAAAGAGAGGTTTATGAAATGCCTCAAACTGCTGAAGAGATTGATAAGGTTGTAAATACTCGGAGAGCTGACCAAGTTGATCTAGGAAGTAAATTAAAGTTTGCAGAAATAGATGGAAAGAGAACAATCATATTTAATTTTGGTAAACATAAAGGAAAACCTTTTAAAGAAGTATTTGAAATGGACGGAAGGTATATTGATTGGATTATAGATAAAGGAGAATTCTCAACAGAGTTAAAAGTTATCTGTAAAAAATTGTTGCAAAGCTTAAAGCAGATAATATAAATATGTCAATATAATCTTTCAGAAAGAAGAAACATTTGTTATTATTATAATATACTAAACATAAACAACAGATATAATGAATAGATTAGAACATCCAACTTTAGCAAGAAACGTATCATTCCATAGTCATGATTTTGTGGCTACGATAGAAGACTTAGAAAAAGTATGTGGAAAAGTAATGTATAGCGATGATGATATTGATGAAAAAACCCAGAATGAATGGGAGATGCAAACTACTGATGGTACACCTTTTACAATTTATGATTGGAAAGAATTCCGTGAATATGATAAGTATGAAAAGGTTGAATGGCATATTGGGGCTCATAATAGATTTGGATCGAAGAAAGGTTATGATGAATTAAAAAGAGCCTTTCATCTACATCCAAAAATTAATTATAATATATAAATCTGGTTCTTTGAAAATATGGGGGTGCCTGGCTTTGACAATTTGTTTGAAGTTTTAAATACAGCACTGGGTGATGACCTACCATCAATTGTTAAGTGGAAACACTCAACTCGCAATGGCTGCCTAGTAGGTAAGTAATGCACGTCACCTTTCCGAGTATGCTTGTAGGATTGATTGGGCTTTAATTAGTACCAGGACGTAAAAAGAAGCAACCGGGTGATAAGGTAAATGATGTTCAGGCCGTGAACCACCTACGGGTCCGAAAGGAAACGAAAAGAGTTCTAATCTCCGGTACATACGTTTTGGAAGTTTAAGAAAACTTATCCTAAGCTGTAAAAATGTTTATTATGAATACTTATTGGACGTGGGTTCGATTCCCACCACCTCCACCAAATAAAAAAATATGAATATATTAGAAACATTATTAATACTACTTTGTTTACCTATCTCATTTCTATTTCATTTAATAGTTTATGAAAATCATTGGGAACAAAAACCGTTAACTAGAATTATA